AGCATTCCAATGTAGTTGAGGTGCATAATACCTAACCAACCTAGGAATTACGTCACCCCATGCCTCATCTTTGGTAGGCCTGCCAAGTGTAAATTTGGCATCAATGACTGCAATTTTGTTTTTGTATTTTTCAATAACACCATCAAGAGTACACCGCATAAAGGGATGTTTTTTGCCTTCAATGACTTGTTGCCTCATGTTAATTGTGGTCTGGAGATAATGCTCAGTCCATTCCAGATTAACCATTTCTGTAATATGCCCCATAATGACAGGCCATATGAGAGTTAAGTCATCTGGTTCTTTCTGGTCAGTCTTTTCTAGATATAAATTATTTACTTTTTCTTTGATCCCTGAGGCAATGATATTGATTTCACTGCCACCAAGTTTAGCTTTTCTTGCAGATAGGCTTTTCTTATCCATCCGCATCTTTTCAAAAAATGGTAATGCCATATAGTCTCCTCATTAAATAATGAAGAGATTATACTACAAGGCATAAAAAGGCAAATTATTCTTATAATTTATCTAATAAAAATTAGTCCGAGTACCCACAATCGTATGTACACAAAGCATTTCAGAGTTTTTTATTACTTCTTCTTTTATAGGATGTAGTGTTTGAAATTTCATTTGCCTATCAGTAATTTGTAATAGCTTTCTGAAGATGCCTGTTATGTGATCACCCTGCTTAACCTGCACAACAACATAGTCACCTTCTTTGATTTGCTGATTAGGATCTACATAAACCAGATCACCATGTTCATACCTTGGAGAAAGAAAGCTACCATGAATAAAACAGGCATATGAATTTAAATTATCAACCAGATAGTCAGGCCTAATTGTATGGCTGACAAACTGTTTATGCATTTGTACACCTTCACCATTGAGTATTGGCATACCAAATAGCGGTAAATCTTCGGTGTATTTTTGTTTGTACTGGTTAGATCTAAGTTCCTGAGACTGTATTGCTGTTGCATCAACTTTGAAAAACTTTGTTAGTTTCTCCAAATGATCACCAATACGTCTTTCACCTCTTTCCATTTTAGAATATTCTGGCTGTTTCATATCAACAGCTTTTGCAACTTCACCTTGCTGTAACCCTTTCATGTTGCGTAGGGTCAGCAAATTATTAGGATATTTCATTTTATTGTTTCCTTATGACCAATTAATTAATGATTAAAATTTAATATTAATTAGAATAAGGAGGTGCTATTGGAGGGTTATCCCAAGCATTTAGATTTGATAATCCAAACATGTGACTTAATTTACGATATTTAAGTTTTAAACATCTTGGCTTTCTTGTAATTGTATTTATAGAATAAGTTGAAAGACAGCCTACGTTTTTTAATTTATATTTTTTTGGTTCTTTTGCACAAATTTTTGTACACATTTTTTGCTCCCACCTTTTTTTTTCATGGTGCTACAAGCCACCTCACCATGACTTCCAAAACTGATTAATTAGAATATATGCCTACAAGTAAAAAGCAACAACAATAAATTATCATGTTAAGTATAAATTTTTATTTGACATATATTATTATAAAATGCATAAAATATGCCTATAATGAATAGCATTATAAGATCTAACAAACATACTATATTTGGTGAATACATATGAAACTAAGGGCATATATGGTGTCTGAAGGCATTAGACAGGTTGACTTAGCGAAAATTTTGAATGTGAACCAGTCATCCATAAATAAATGGCTTTACAAGAAATCTTTACCCTCAGGCAAGCATATGATTCAGATTTACAAGCTATCAAAAGGCGAAGTCAATTTAAAGGACTGGATGTAATGGGTAAGTTTTCCAGAGATAAGGGTTACAGGGTTGAGAATAACCTCAGAAAACAAATTCTTACACATGAAAATATGGAATGCATTAGGGTTCCTCTTAGTGGTGGAGCAAGTATAAAAGGTGACTTAATATTCAATAAGAAAGGCGGTGAAAAGTGGGAAGCCGAGGTCAAGGCTAGGGCGGATGGTTTTAAAAACATTTATAAATGGGCAAGTGATGCTGATGTTTTGATATTGAAAGCGGACAATAAAAAGGCTCTGGCGGTGCTTGATCTAGATGATTTACTGACATTGATTGAGGAGCAAAGATAAATGAGCATGAATGCGATTGCATGGTGTATGAAACAGAAAATTAAAGATCAAACTGACTGGTCTATATTGATGCGGATATGTGATCACTACAATGATAGTCTGGGATATGCCTACCCATCTCAGGACAGGATTGCCGATCATATTTTATCTTCAACAAAAACAATTCAAAGGCACATAAAAAGCCTCGTTGAGCAGGGATATTTGGAAGTAATTAAGTCACCAAACAAGGTGAATAAATATGTCATACCTGCACTAAAAATGGATGCGACACATGTGTCTCTTCCAGATTTGGATGCGACACCCTTGTCGCCCGAACATATATTAGATAATAATATAATATCAGATAATATAATTCCTTTAACTAATATATCTTCTAATATAGTAGTTAAAGGCACTGAAAATGAAATTTTAAGTTCTACTCAATGGTTATGGAAATATCATTTAAAGTGGTTTCAGAAGAATGCACCTAGTGTCAAAAATCATAGAACAGTTTTAGCTAAATTAATTAATGTTGCATCAGATAATAAGACCGAGAACAGGGAAAAGGCCTGTGATGATTTACACAAAGTTTTCCTACATTGTCAGAAAGATGCCAAACATAATCTGGTTGAGTATTTAAATGCGACTGCCAAGAACATAGCTGAGAAATTTAGGGTTGTTAAAAAACCGAGGGAGTTAAGTGATCAGGCATTAGCATTGATGGAGAGTAATTTTCAAAAGATATACAAGGCAACTCATGGTGTAGCAGGTTGGGGCGGTCTTGATTACATGGAGATCAGGAAGGAATATGAAAAGGCCTTTAGGGAAGGTATAATTGTTTTTAGTCATACGAAGAAGAAAGCTACAGCAGATCAGATACTGGAGTATTTTGGAGTTAAATGAAAAAGAAGAAACTTACAAAAAAAGAAAAATTATTACGCAGGCAATCAATTCAAAGAATACTTAATGAAAGAGATGAACTTATTCGTAATGCCAAAATACTTCCAACACCTGAGTTTCTGAAAAAGTTTGATGTTGAAGAAAAACAGACACAAAAGGCAGGTGAACGTAGAATGTACGTTACCAATCAGCTATGGATTGATACTTATTACAAGAAAGGCATCATCGATTATTCACAACACTTAACTGCACAAAAACTACTTACTCTTTTTAGGAGAGCAGGGAGGCATCAAAAGGTTACAATGACGTTTAGTAAGGAACCGATACAAAAAGGTGCTGAGAAAGGCTTAAATCTCGATGAAGGTGCATTTAGTGACTACAATAAGCTACGTTCATTGATGGGTAAGAACTCATTTAGTATTTGTCAGGATGTAGTGTGTTTTAATTTGAGTGCCAAGGAATGGGCAGAAAAAAACCGCAGAAACGTAAAAGCCTCTGCGGAATTGTTTAGGATAAGTCTGGATGACTTAGCTGATGCCTTTAAACAGTTAAGCCTTTAGTCTTTTACTGCGTACCTCATCATCCCATTTTGCTCTTTTATCCATGTGGAAGTCTACTTCTTCAATTTCCCTTCTATGTTGCCTGATCCTGCCTTTAAAGTGCTGTACCTTTTTGAGGCAAGGACTTTCTTTTTCAGATTCAAGTTTTAGAAATGCCTCATTGGCTGTTTGATTGAACAAGTGCCATTTACGAACAGTTGCTAAATCATCTACTGTTAAAACTAAACTCATGTGAAGGTTACCAAGGCTGTATATGCATAGATAAAAAGCAGTGGTATGCATATGATATTTAAAATGTGTTCTAACATATTAACTCCTCTATAATATTACTTATAGGCATATAATAAGCATAAAATAGGGAAAAGCAAATTATTTTGTTGACATAGGGGGAATTTGAATGCAAAAGTTTAAAAATAATGGAGAATTGCCCATTAGTTAAAATAATTCGTTGAGGACTGTTGCTGATCTCAGTATCTTCATTAGTGATCGAACCTATTTATTTTAATTAGGGTTTTCCATTATAATTTTCTTTGTAAAAAATTAAGGGTATCTATTCCTCCTTTGGTAGATGCCCTTTTTATTAGGTGAAAAAATGCCAAGAATGAATGATGAAAAATGGAACGAGTTCTTAAAAAGAATTGGTGAAGGTAGGTCAGCAAGAGACGTA